CTTTCTTTTATGGGATGCTTGGAAATAGTGCAAAAACCACAGAACGGTTACTCTTCTTCAAAAGAGGTAACGCGTTAATTCGGTATACACTATAGGGCGTTCAAAAAGAGAACGAGAAAAAAGTTTTTAAAATAGGCGTAACCGGTGTAACCGTGTAACTTTGCTCTGTAACGTACAGTAGACAACGAAAATTAGGTTACACGAAAGGTTACACGGATGATTTACAAAAATGTAACCTCTTTAATATTTTCCGCGGACCGGCGGTCAAAATTGAAAATAAAAACAAAAATATTTTTGACCCTATATAGGTATATCCTGTATAAACTATGGGACGTGACCTAATTAACGGTGAAATCCTATGGCAAGAAAAGCAGCAAGTAAAGTGACCGGCAAGCCCCGTGAAACGCGAGGCCGACCGCCTGCGACTGTCGAGCAGCCCCTGACCCGCAAACAAGAACTCTTTGTAAAAGAGCTTGTAAGTAAAGACGGCCAGATAACTTTGCGTGAGGCCGCCATTAATGCGGGGTATGCGGTTACGTCAGCCCATTCGCGGGCATATGAATTAACCAACCCGCACATTTCCCCGCACGTTGTCGCAGCGATCAACGCCTATCGGCGTGAGTTGGATGAAAAGTTTGGGGTGACCTACCAACGCCATCTGCGTGACCTTCAAACTATCCGTGATGTGGCTTTGCAGAACGGCGCGTACAGCGCAGCCGTTCAAGCGGAGTATCGGCGCGGTCAAGCGCAAGGCGACATATATGTCAGCAAATCTGAAATCCGTCACGGCTCTATTGATAGTATGAGCAAAGATGACGTTTTGAAAGCGTTAGAGGAAATTAAACAAAGCTATGCCCCAGTCACCATCAACATCACTCCTGAAGAAACAAAGAATGCCAGCAATCGCGGTAAAGCGCGAAAGCGGCTTTTACAAGCAGATGAAGGAAGCGACACAGAGATCGAACCGCAAGATATTACTGACGCGGATTGAAAATTCTATCGGCGCAGGCATCCCTGATGTTCTTTTGTGTGATGAACAAGGCACGTTTCATTTTGTAGAGTTAAAGTTTTTGACCAGCAACGGTGTGACCTTGCAGCCGTCGCAAGTGGCGTGGCTATCCCGTCACCACCATAGCCCGACGTGGATATTGATTAAGAAACAGAACAAGCCGACGGATGATCCGGAATTGTTCTTGTATCCGGCCAGCGCAGCCGTCGATCTAAAAATGGACGGGCTGCAAGCCGTCGAGCCAATACACCATCAAATAGGCAAATTTAACTGGGATGTGATTTTAGACTTGATATGTCCCAGATAATCCTATATGTAGGGGCATCGTTAATTAACACGGGAGTTTTGAACGATGAAATATTATATTGGAAATATTGACGAGCAATATGGTGAGTTCGAGGTTGAGCAATCCTTCCTATTCGCAACCGCTGGTGATGCCAATTCGTTGATGGAACAGCTTGCTAAAGAGTGGTATGGCGCGGAAGAATCCGAATTGGATTCTGAGGGATTGCGTGAAGGTATGTATTGGAACCATTTTGAAATGGCTTATGGGGCGGGCAGTCATTATGAAGTGACCAAAGCCACCTATAATGAATTAAAAGAAAAGCGTGTCTTCACTGAAATCTATGCTGATGAGGAAGTTAAGTACGATAGAACGCCTAAAACTTTTCAGGAGATGGGCGGATGATCGACGTTAAAAGAAAAATTCATATTGATTTGGTGGCTTTGTATGATCTGGCGTATCAAAACGATATGCCCGAAATATGCGGGGCTTTGTCTAATGTTGAGCATATGGTTTGGGAAATGCGCCGTCGTGAAGATAAAGAAGGGAAAAAAGCTTAATGTTTATATTCAGTATTATTGGCCGATTGCTTTACGGTAAAGACTGGGAAAAGCACACGCAAAAGCGGACGCGATATGTGAAACGTCGCCGCCGTTAAAATTTCTAAAAGTTTAAGCTTGCATTATATGCGAGATTATGAGACAACCATCACCAGCGACAGAAATGTTGCTGGTTTTTTAACTTCTACGGGAAATAGAAAAAATGACACATTCAATCGAAAACAACAAAAATTCGCTCGAAAATCTTTTGGTTAAGGTACAGGATCAGGCCAGCCGTAACGCGGATTATCTGGCACCGCTGAAAGATTTGCAAAAAACCACCACCGACACCGGCAAGCCGCAAATCGTCGTCGAGCAATCCGGCGGGGTTCCGACGCAGTTTTTTGACATTAACGACGTATCGTTTGGGCAAATTGCCAGCCATGCCGAAATCGACACCCGCACGGCTCGCCGGTTGCAGTCGAGATATCCCGCTGAGTTCGACGGGCTTTTGAACGCGATCTGGCGTGATAGCGACGACGTCCGCATGATTAGAACACGCCATGCCGAAACAGCCGCCCCGTTTACGTTTGGTGGTGTCGGTGTAAACCAGCCGCCCCGCTCGCAGTGGAACGATGCTGCAAATCCTAATGGCATGGTGCGGGCTTTTGTTTCGGACAAGTTCAAGACGTTTGACAACGTCAATCTTCTTGAAGCCGCATTGCCGCAATTGATGGACAACCCCGCCGCGTTTCAGGTGGTAAATGCCGACGTTACCGACAAGCGGTTATATCTGCGCCTGAAATCTCTTGTTCAAACGGGTGAGCCTGCTTTAAACGATCTAATGGCAAATGGAATTGGCTTGCAAAATTCTGAAGTTGGCGCGGGATCAGTCAGCGTTTACCAAATCGCTTGGACGTTGGCTTGCCTTAATGGAATGCAAACCCAGAACAAAACACGGTCAAGCCATATCACAAGCGCCCGTGATACCGACGACTGGGGCTTGCTATCTGATCAGGCCAAGGACGCCGATAACCATGCGCTTGAATTAAAAATTCGCGATCTTGTCGGGGTGTATTCAAGCCGCGACGCATTTGATCAGGTCATTGAGCAAATGAAACAAGCCGCCGCTGATACGATCGACGGGTTCGCGGTTGATAAGACCGCCGTCGTTGGCGGGCTTGGTAAAGTTATGCAGCTAACCAAAAAAGAGACTAGCAGCGTATTAGATGGGTTGCTGGATACAATCGGCCAAGCCGGTTATGAGCAAGGCAAGCCGCTATCACGGGCAACCCTGATTAACGCCGTGACAGCCGTATCCCATAAAGCCGACACCGACGACGTCGATTTGTGGCAGCAACGGGGTGGTCAATTGCTCAATATGAAACCCGCCGATTGGCAACGGGTGGCAGCTATTGCCGCATAACCGGCCAGCATAAAAACCAACAAGCCCCGCCCTAATCCGGCGGGGTTTTTTGTTGGGGCTTTACACATGGGACAATATGGGATAATAAGAACTATTAGAAATTTTAACGGGATTTGAAACAATGTTAAAAACTGTAAAAAACTCGACAGCAAATAAAACAGGCGGCTTGGCCGTCACATATCGCGCCGGTGATGGCGACAATTTCGGCACCTGCCCCGCTGATTGCAAATTGAACGACAGCGGGCGCGGGTGCAAATCCGATCAAATAGACGTCGTTTATCTGGACGCTGTTTTAGAGGCCAAGCCGCGGCATGGCGAAAGCTTCACCTATTCCCATTTTAACCCGCTATTTTGGGCGCATAAACTGGCATCCAATAAAACGACAATAAACTATTCCGCCGATACACTGGCCGAAGCCGTGCGAATGGTTAAAAATAAAATCGCGCCGGTTGTCACCGTCGTGAAAAAATCTTTTTGGAAAAATGGCAAAAACGCAATATCCGACGGGGTGCGGGTTGTCCGCTGCCCCGCCGAATATCTGGACAGCGTCGGGTGTGTTAATTGCGGCAACGGTAAGCCGTTGTGCGCCCGTTTAGATCGTGATTATATTGTCGGATTTACTGGCCACGGTGCCAGCAAAAAGAAAATAGAAAACGACGAGCGCGGGGGCTGTTATGCGGCGGGCGGCAATGTCGCTATCCATTGGCGCGCAACGGCCGGACAAGAACAAAAACAAACCGACGGCGAACGGTTGCGGGCTTTTGTCCGGACGCTATCCCCCCGCGCCATCATTCGGCATCACGTCGCTGGCGACATCGGCAAGGAATAACCCGCCCCGCATTGCCCCATTGCCCCGCCCTGATCCGGCGGGGCTTTTTGTTAGGGGTTTACATTATATAAGATTTATCCCATATTACCTAAACAGCGGCCGGATTGGCTGGCCGCAATTATTACGGGAATAGTAAAAAAATGGAAAATCTAAACTTTGACAACGACGCCATCATTGACCCAAAAGACGAAGCGATTGAAAACTTGCGTCAACAATTAGCCGAAGCAAACCGGCGCGACGCATTCAAAGCCGAACAGCTTGACCAGTTGGGTGATGCGATCATGGCCGTGATTGGTGACAAGGTTGAAGCATTGGCCGAAGCAAAGGCCGACGACGCGGTTGACGGCGCATTCAGGGATTTCAACAACGATTTTAATATTTACGATCACCAGAGCGAGATCGAAGACATGATCAGCGATCGCCTGCCACCGGTTCAAGACGAAGACGAAAACCGCGAAGCCGTCGAATCCATCGTTCGCGAAGTTTTAGCAGGGGCAACCGTCACGATCGACGTATAAGCCCCGCACAAGCCGACAACGCGCCCCGCTGGTATATTATCAGCGGGGTTTTTTAATGCCCGCTAGCTGCCCTGCGTTGGCCGGTTAAAAGAGTTAATGAAGCCGCGCCGCGCCCCTCGATCCATTCCCCAAACATACCAGCCCGCAAATCACCGGCCGTGATCCGGCAACCGTGATCCGCGAGCCGTGATCGGCTGGCCGTGATCCGCGCCCCTCGATCCGGCAACCGGCGGGCAAATCGCGTCGG